ATCACCATAGACCACTTTCATATTAGCCAACATTCGCTGACCTGTTTTACTGCTAAATAATTCCTTCACATCTTTACTAAACTGGTCCATTAACAGTTTGCTCCAAGTCAGCTACTTGTTGTGCCCCTGCAAGCTCTTGTTGACCCTGCTCCATTTCAGCTTGAGCCTGTTGCTGCTGCTGTCGGGACTGCCTAATCTCACCGACCTGTTCAGCACCCCGTAGAATGTCAGCAGGCGCACCCAATCTGTCTGAGATCGTGCGGCCTGCCTTGTCTACATCAACAATGTCTAGCACCTCTGGGTTAACTTGAGCCAGTTGCATAATCCCGTCTACTGCGCGTTGAATAGATGTAACTTCATCCATCTTCTGAGATCGTGCTAGTGGGCCTACATACTCAATGTCGAGATCACCTCCTACTTCCTGTAAGACTTCGGGCATTGGTGGCAGCGCATTACCACGCAACATAGAATAAAACGCACGCTCAACAATTGGGTTTAGAAACTCTGATTGCAGCCGACCAAGGGTTGGCCCTAACAGCCGTTGCATTAACTCATAGCGCACTTGAACCTCAGTCGCTGTCATCTGTGGCCCTTCATTCAACTCAAGCTGGTCACTAAAGAAGATTCGCCTGACTGACCCACGAACATCAGCCAACATAAGCTGGTCAGCGTTCCAATTAGTCTGGTTAACAATCGGCTCTAAGTTTTGCATATCGCGTACATATGTCACTGTTGATGGGCGTAAATCAATCTTGCCAAGGATGCCGTTTTGCATTGCCTTTAGTGGGGGATCAATCGACTTCTCCCACGCCCTCATAGCCAACTTTCTAGCAGCGTTTAAGGTCTTGATGTCAGCCCTAGCAATACAGCCTGGTCCAAATCCATACATATCACCTGTGGTCTTAGCCCAACGAGGGACCATGAACGGAAGCTCGTAGTAGCCAGACTCTTTGCATATCTTTTTATCAATCACACTAATGAAATAGCAAGCCCAGGGTCGCTGATGTGGTGGTGCAACCATTGCAGGCTCACCCTTTAACTCTCTTGGGAAGACAGCTTGCACATACTCAAACACCTGATCAGGGTCTTTCTCCAAAGCTTTTATGGCCTTGTCGCCAGCGTCCTTACCAAACTTCTGATACGCCTGACGAGCCGTTAGCTTTAGCTTGCGGAACACTGTATCGACCTTGCCCTCTTCGCTCTCAGAAATAACCACTTCTGCTAGGTGACAGGCTTTAAAGTTAAACCCATCAAAGACAGAGTCTTTAGTCTTAACGTCAAATTGTAACGCTGACGTTCCAAAGCCAACTAGGTCTTGGTAACACTCGGCTACCTCAGTAGAGAAGTTACACTTTCCGAACTCTTGAAAGATGCCCATGCTGCACGTTTCTAGCCAATCCTTGGCCTCTTTGTTTTCATTAAGCTGGTCTTCACGGAAGCGTAAACCGAACCATTTGGTAGAAGGGCTTGTAAGCGACCCGTGCAGAGAGGCTGACAATATCTGTAGTGCGTGTATGCCCGTAGAGTCGTAGACCTCAGCAGCCCGTTTTGTGCCTCTGGTGGACGTTGTTATAAAGTCAATTTTGCCAGGCATTAGGAATGTGGCTAACTCTTCCCACATCGTATCCCAGTTGGTTCGATCAGCCCTTAGTCGGTCATAGCGTTTTAACAATGCTACAGGTGACACAGTTGGCTCTGCTTGCTTGCCCTTTTCATACGCTTCCATTAGCTAATACTCATTAGATTTGTTCGTTTTGTATCTGCTTCGCCCAACATACCAGCGAATCTAGTGTTGGTTCGGTTCATCCGCATAAGCATTAACCTACGCTTGTGCAGTGCTTTTAATTTTGCAGGGTCAGTCTCAGTCTTGATCTGATTATCAATGTCTTGCATTTCTTTGATTGGATCAGGAGAAGACTGTGATCTTTGTTTTAAGGAGCCCAATTCTGAGGTGGTTCTTTCACCATCACCTGTCTTGGTATAAGTCGCCACGCCATTAACAAACGTCTTAGTAATATTGTCACCAAGTTGGACACCTAAAATATTAGGCTTGTAGTCCTGCACTGTGCTGGTTACTGATTTTCCTGTACCAATGTCATACGAGCTTTTAGTCGTAGTCATTTCATCAAAGAAACCAGACTTTTCAGAAGTCACTGTCGGGGCAATACCAGAACGACTTAACGACTGAAGTGTGTACTTAGCTCTATCTTGATCTGCCTCACTAATAACACGATCACCTGAGTACATCTTTTTACTGCCAATCGACTTTTGTTCTGCGGCAAGCTCTGCTTGAGTTGCGCCTCCTGCTAGTCTGGCCTTGTAGTATGCCTGGTTGTAACTGACTTCATCATTGCGATACTTGTCACCGCGAATTAACGAGTCTTTGCCCACCAAAGCTTCCTGGTCGTAGGAATCTTTATTAAAGTTAGGTCTAACCAGTGGGTTGGCCTGTAAATTTTGAAGTATCTCTAATTGACCAGCCTGTGCTTGCGCGACAGTGCCAGCCAATGGAATTACACCTTGCTCTAATGGGCCAAACTGAGGTCTTGCTTGTTTAGTTATCCCCATTTCATTTAGTAATTTAGGATCTTGTGAAGTTTTAAATTGTGCATTTTTTTTAGGCTGCTCAACTATCCCCATTTCACCTAACAATTTAGGATCTTGTGAGGTTTTAGATTGTGCAATGTTATTTATAGCTAGAATATTTTTTGTACTAGCAGGGCCAACTGAGCCATTTTTAGCAGCGTCAATTTGAGCATTTTCCGCAGCCGATATAGATTGCATAGGGGAGCTAGTTATTTTAGCCTGGGGTGCAGCAAAGGCTTTAGCAGTAGAAACTATAGACGTTGATGGTCTAGTGTTAGCTGGCTGCGCGTATTGCTTGGCAACCTCACTAGGCAAGTTAGCCCGTTGAATTCTGACATCCGATAATCTAGTATCTCTAGCTGATTTAACGACAGCGGCTATAGCATCTATTTTTTTGGATTTAGGTGTAGCTTTAGGCTTAGATGTGCTTTTAAAATACTTGCTAGAGCCATTGCTTTTCTTTTTAGCTTTAGGCGTAGCTTTATTTTTTGCTGGCTTATCATTGCCGCCACCACCGCCACCGCTACTTGAACCACCGCTTGAACTACCCATCACTTAACTCCTTACAAAACGTATTGCCAGACTTAAAGCCAGCAGCATCTAAATATTTAAACCAGCCTTTTCGTGGGCTTCTAAACTCAATCTGATCAAACCCAGCCTCTTCAGCGATCATGTTAAGCGTGTCTGTCATTTCGTGAATCAAGCTAGGCCCAGTTAGATAAAGCAAGTCAACGTGTAGCACAGAATTACCTGTGTACCTGTCGTTATGCTCGGTCAGCACTAACAAACCCCTTAGCTCATCATTCTGATAAACATTAAATGCTGTAGCCTCGCCCGAATCGATCACCTCGTAGAACTGCAAAGCCGTATACGACTCGCCTATTTTTCTCGCAGTTGACTCAATAGCGATAGCAAAAAAATCCCAGTTCTCTAAAATCATTTCTGGAGCTTGTTTAATAATATTCATAATTTCACATACTTTTGCTCGGTTATTAGATTGAGCCTATAACGCCAGGTGACGATTGTCTGTTGCGCTCGCCCCACGGGATTGAGTACCTACGCATCATGTACGCATAGCGCAGAGCATCAAGAAGGTCATCCATTGTCTTGCTGATCTTGCCTTTGTCATTGCGATGGTATTGGTTGAACTCGTTGAAGAAGTCACGCAGATTGCGATCAACTTTGAATCGGCCTTTAATCATTAGGTCGCGGATCTCATACAGGCCAGCCTCAACTCCATTCGTGCCATCAGGCCATGATGCGTGTTTGTGCAACATATCGAACCCAGCGTCTATGTAATAATCTTTTTGCTGGTTAGCTGTGCCATTCTTTTCTGTCTGCAATCCATCCAAAGGCCATGATGTGGGTACGCCTAGCGCCCAAGGTTTTATGGTCGCCCAAGCAACCTCTGGTGCAACATGACTTGCTTTCCATGCTTGAGTCACATAGAAAGTTCCACTCTCTCGGTCTTCAATAAGCTGAACGTGTGCCTGCGGATGCTCCCACCCAAAGTCCATCGCGTTAATGACAAACCAATGATCAGGTATTTTGAATGGATCACATTTTATTGAGTCTTCATCAAGATCGTAAATACGACCATGCCCTAACATTGGTATGCCCTTGGATCTCATGTCTCGTTGATAGGCTGGGTATTGGTCTAGCATTAATCGTTTAGCGTCTTCTGACAGGTGTGGTGCGTCATCCCAACCAGCCTGCACAAATGCCTGGCCCTCGCCTGGGTTATCCATGAATGAGATCACAGTCTCAGTGCGCCCGTTCTCTGGTGTAAAGGTTAATATGCCCTTACCACCCTTACCTTGGTCGCCTGTGAGTGTACGAGTTACCACCTGTGGATAGATGGCTTGGTCCTTGGGCTCTTCATCGATGTGATACCAATCGACACTGTCGCCCATGAGTGCGTGTTGGCCCTGTGTATAGGACCAGAACTGGCAGATCGATACACCGCCTGACGAATGTTTAACTCGGACTTCACGCATCGCACCACTTGTGCCTGTCATCGATACATAATCAACAATCAGGTCAGCAGGTATTAGACCACCCAAGAATGTTCGATCTTCTAATCTGCCAAACAATGCGGTCTGCAATAGATCGCGTGTCTTTTCTCCAGAGTACCCAAGTAGCCAGCACGTTGGCGCGTGTTCAAACTTATGACCATCCCAATCATCTGGGTAATCACCCATGAGGTGTACAGCATCAATATAAGTGCCTAAATAGGTCTTGCCTATTCGGTTAGCCGCACAGAGTAATACCGCAGTCTTGGTCTTAGTAAAACGAATGGTATCGGCTTGGAATTTATAAAGGTCAGGAAACATATCCCGGTAGCGATAAACGTGCTGTCGCCTGATACGCTCCCTAGCAATTAGGACTAATTCAGTTTTACTGTACCTTTGCTGGATCAATCGAATAGCCTCTTAGCTCATCGTCTAGCTCTTCTTGAGACATATCGTGCAGCTTCTGCTCAAATGAGACATGAGTATTCATCTCAACCGACTTACGCTTTGGTGCGACATACTGAGCTAACTCTTTAAACATCGTCCCAGCCAGTATTAACTCGCCCTCATCCATTGCTTGACGAGCTATCTTTGCCATGCCCTCAATGGGATCGCAGTTTAACTCTGCCAACTTATCAACGATTGGTTGATTGTTTTTGTTGGGAGTGCCTTTTTGCCGCCCTCCTGTCTTCATTCCTTTAGCCATCTACTCTATCCACCTTAGATTAATGCTCGGTCATTTCTTCATCATCGATAAAATTAGAAAACGATTCTACCCATGCCATCGCCTCTGCAATTAATAGATCATCTTCTTCATTTCTAGACCTACCGCCATCGATGTTAATAACTGCTTTAGCCAAGAGTGTTAGATACAACGCCCCCTGATTTACTACGTCTTGCCCGTACACGTTTTCAATCGTCATAGTATCCACTTCTTCCTTAACCATATTGATGTTATGTCAGTGCCTGTAGGCTCTCTATCTGTACCCTCACGATGTGTCCAGTTACCATCTCGTACTGGTGTGGTTACAGCTTGTTCTGCTGTCCAGCCGTATCTGAGGCGGTCTGATAGGGTTTTCATCTTCATACCATGCTCTGCCGCTAAATCTTTAATTAGGTACTCCTTGCCCTGGTAGACAATGTGCGCTGGTCTGCGATCAACTTCGGTTAGTGGTTTAAAGCTAATACCCAATTCCCATGCCTGAGTTTTTAAAGTTGAATATTTCATCTCCAACCGATCTGCCGTTTCGCGCAGGGTATAACCCCTTAGTGCGAATAACTGTAGGATCTCTTTAGTCTCACAGTTATAACGCTCTTTTAGATAGTTATGTTTCCGTCTTTTCGCCCGTTGATCCAAAGCCGCCAATGC